ACCGCGCTGACCGTGGCCAACGGCAAGAACAAGACCACCTACAGCGCCAGCGCGCCGGGATCCACCGCGAACACGCTGGGCGACATCTGGTACCAGCAGTCGGGCAACGTGATCATGGGCATGTGGACCGGGCTGGGTGGCACCACGTGGCAGGCCACGACGCTGCGCGACGAGGTGCTCTCCTCAATCACCGTCGGCAAACTCACCTCGGGCACCATCAACGCCGCCACCAAGGTCACCGTGGGGACTCCCGCCGCCGCGCGCATGGAGATTGACGGGGCTGCCGGGCTGACCGCCTTCGACGGCACGAACGCGGTCACCTTCAAGATCGACTCGGCCACCGGCAACGTGACCCTGAAGGGGTCAATCAACGCCGGTTCCACGGTCACGGGGTCCACCATCCAGTCGGCGACCTCCGGAGGACGGTTCGTCATCCGTCCCGGTGTGGCCAGCAACGGCTACGGCAACGGAGTGTTCGAGATCTACACGGGCAACGTCAGCGAGGACAAGCCTGCCGAGATCTTCGCCATCGCCGATGGCGCACTGTCGGCGGACAACATCTCCCTGATGGCGATGTCCCCGAGGAAGAGCGGCTACACCGGTCGGGGGTACATCCAACTGTTCGCCGAGGACTCCGACAGCCCCGCCACCGCCTACTTGGGTGGCACGGTCGCGGCGACGCGTGGGACCCAGAACGGCTACGTCGGGGCCGGTACCGCCTTCCCGGCCACCACGCGTGTGGTCGCCAACAGCGACGGGCTCATCGAGGGCTACTCCAACTCGGTGCGCCGCCTGTACCTCAAGGACGACCTGCTCGACATGAACGGGACGATCACGGCGGACAACATCGACGTCGTCGGCTCGACGGGAAACCGCATCGTCATGACCGGCACGGGCAACTTCGGGGTCAAGGGAGGCATCACCGACCTCGATGACACCGGCTGGGTCACCTGCACCCTGTACCCGGGCTTCGTGTGGCAGGGCACCGGCGGTTCCGAGGCCATTCAGGTCCGCAAGAAGTTCGGCGTCGTGTACATCCGTGGCGCGGTCGCCGGAAACGGCAACGGCATCCTCCTCAACGCGACCAACACCGTGGCCAGCCTACCGACCGGCTTCGCCCCGGTGAAGAACGTCGTCAACCAGTGTGGTACCTCCGTCGGTGCCGCCTCGGCAGTCGCGTTCGTCACGTCCGGTGGCGACCTGCAGGTCCGCACCAACGGCACGGCATCGGCGTACTACTTCTTCGGGGGCTTCACATGGCTGACCGACTAGTCAACCATCACAACTGATCCGATTGGCCTGAGATAATCGGAACCATGCCCATCGAGATGTCCCATCCCTTCCGGATCTCCGCCTCTGGCGGCGTCTCGACGACCCCGAATCCGGACGTTCAGATCGACCAGCGGGTCAACGCACTGCTGTCCACCCAGCCGGGTGAGCGCCGCGCGAACTACGAGTTCGGGGTCCCCACCAACGCGATGATCTTCGAGAACCAGTCCGATCTGCTCAGCGGCGTGCTCGCCGAGCAGGTGCGGACCGCCGTCGAGAAGTTCGAGCCGGGAGTGAACATCGACGGGCTCGATGTGACCCCCGCCGAGAACGGCTCGGGCGGAGTCGACGTCGCCCTGCGCTACTCCCGTCGTGAGTCTGCCAGCAGCGACTCCGGGCTGGCCCGCAACACCAACACCGCCGTCATCAGCGTCGGTGGAACCGTCAGCGAGATTGTGAGGGGCTGATGAGTAGCGTCACCGCCGCCATCGACTACACCTCGAAGGACTACGACGGCCTCAAGGCCGCGATGTTGGACTTCGCCACGCAGGTCATTCCGGAGTGGAAGTCGCGCGCCGAGGGAGACTTCGGTGTTGCCCTCGTGGAGTTGCTCGCCTACGAGGGCGACATCCTGTCCTACTACGGGGACCGCATTCAGGACGAGGCCTTCCTCGCCACAGCGACCCGCCGGGAGAGCCTGCTGCAACTCGCCGCCATGCTGGGTTACGCCCCGAGCAACGGCGTCAGCGCCACCGGCTCGGTGACCCTGCAGTCGGCCAACCCGGGCCCGGCCGTCGTCGTCCCGGCAGGCACCCCCGTCGTCACCGACTTCATCCCCGACATCGACGGGCGTCTCGTCTTCGAGACCGACAGCACCGTCACCGTCCCGGGAAACGGCGGCACCATCAGCGTCACCGTGACGCAGGGAGAGACCCGCTCCATGGTCGCCCTCGGCACCTCCACCGGGCTGCCCGGCCAGCAGTTCCGGCTGCCCGAGACCGGCGTCGTCTCCGGGACCGTGCGGGTGTTCATCGACCGGGCGAGTGGCTCCTCCCTCGGCAGCACCGAGGAGTGGACCCGAGTGGACTTCCTCGTCGACTCCGACTCCACGAGCAAGACCTTCTCCGTGTCCGTGGACGCCAACGGCACCTCCACCATCCAGTTCGGGGACGGCATCGACGGACTCGTGCCCAACACCGGCCTCAACATCTACGCCACCTACCGCACCACGGCTGGCGCAGCGGGCAACCTCAGCGCAGGCACCCTCGTGGCCGTCGACGCCCCCGACCTGATCGGTGTCTTCGTCCAGCAGGACGACAACGGCGTCTACCTGTCCACCGCTATGACGGGCGGGGCCGACGCCGAGAGCAACGACCAGATCCGCGCCAACGCCCCACGTGCCTTCCGCACCCAGAAGCGCTGCGTCACCCTGCGGGACTTCTCCGACGCCGCCATCGCGGTGCCCGGTGTCCTGCGCGCCAACTCCTCGGCCGGAGCCTTCTCATCGGTCACCACGTGGGTCGTCGGGGCAAGCGGAGGCCAGCCCAGCACCGACCTGATCAACCGGGTGCAGGCCGAGTTGAACAGCCGCGTCCTCGCGGGCGTCAGCGTCACCGTGGGCACCCCCGTGTTCGTCAACGTCAACGTCGGCGCGAGCGGAAACGCCCTCGTGGTCAAGGCCTACGACAACGCCAAGCAGGCCATCGTGAAGGCGAACGTCACCGCAGCCGTCAAGTCGCTGTTCGCGCTGTCCAACGTCGACTTCGCCCAGCGGATCACCGTCTCGGACCTCTACGCGGCCATCATGTCGGTCCCCGGTGTCCAGTACGTCGTGATCCCGATGTTCGCACGCTCTGACGCAGCCCAGACGGGCACCGCCGACGTCGTCTGCCGTGACTGGGAGATCCCGCAACTCGGCAACTTCTACCTCACCGTCACTGGAGGCATCGCCTGATGGCCGCTACTTACCCCCTCGCCGTGAAGACCTTCACGCAGAAGCGCAACCTCCTCGACGACGTCGAGGCCTCGCACATCAACGACATCCAGTCCGAGATCGTGGCCATCGAGAACGCCCTCGGTACCTCACCCGCCAAGGACAAGGTCACCGGCGTCTCCTACCCCACCGTCGACTCCCGGATCTCCGCCGTGCGCGGTGGCAACCACACCAACGCCTTCTACCTGCAGCACACCAACGACTCCTCGACGTTCACGGCCAGCACCACCACGGACTACATCATCCCGCTCGGCGGAAAGTGGTTCGACTACGCCAACATGTCCAACGGCACTGGGCTGACGATCAAGGAGACCGGCCTCTACCAGATCAACGCCGGGCTGAACTGGAACTCCGTCCCCATCCGTGGCTCGCGCCACCTGAAGGTTCTCCGCTACCCGGGCGGCGGCTCCCAGTACAGCGTCTTCATGACGGACACCTTCGTCGTGCAGGTCAAGGACGGCCGGTGGACGAACGGGCGTACCAACGCCTCGATCCTCTACCCGCTCAACAAGGGCGACAAGGTGTCGCTGGCGTGCCGGTTGGAGAACGACACCCCCGACACCGGCAAGTTCACCGTCACGTACGGCCGTCTCAACGGCTACAAGGTGAGGGACTTCTGATCCATGGCCACCTACGGCATCTCCCTCTACGGGCGGTCCAAGTACGGCCCGACGGCGAGCCAGTGGGTCGACTACATGGTCGACCCGCTCGTCGCTGAGGCAACGGACTACGACAAGATCACCCTCACGTGGCGCAGCCCCAAGGGGGACTGGACCGCGTTCCGGCTCGTGAAGAACTTCAACGGCTTCCCCACCTCCGAGAACGATGGCGTCGTGCTCTTCGAGAGCACCTCGGCGCGCTCGGAGTTCGTCGACACCGCCGTCACGCCCGGGGCGTGGCACTACTTCGCGGTGTGGGTCAAGTCCGGCGCGGGGGAGTGGCAGCCCTCGGCCCAGACCTGCACGCTCATGCTGGAGGACCACGGCTACGCCGCGCGGCTGTTCGACTCCCTGCCGAAGTACCACCAGATCACGCAGGGGCTCACCGACAACCTCGACGAAGTCGACAACGAAGACCTGCGCCGCTTCCTGCGCGTCCTCGCCATGGGTCTGGACTACGCCAAGACCTACTACAAGTCGATGCTGCTGCTCAACGACCCGATGCACAACCGGGTTGGGCAGTTGGCCGCGCTGGCCAAGCAGTTCGGCATCACGTTCTCACCCATGTCCCCGGCGTACCTCCAGCGCAAGCGCGTCCTCAACGCCGGAGCCCTCGCCCGGGAGAAGGGCACCCCGGAGGGAATCCGCAACGTGCTGGCCCTCGCCACCGGGTGGGACGTCGACGTCTACCGGGGCGTCAACCGCATGCTGTCCGAGGACACCGCCTCCTTCATACACCCCACCTACGCCACGTGGGACCCGGCCGTGAACTACCCCGCCAACGAGCGGGTGTCCTTCAACGGCTACCTCTACTCGGCCAAGCCGGGAGGAGCCTACGGAGACGCCCAAAAGCCGTCCGGCACGACGGCCTCGAACACGTGGTGGACCAACGTCAGCAACCTCGCGGACACCACCCTGAAGGCCGCTGACGGCTCTATCGCCGGGTGGTCCCCGGTGTCGTACACCGCCGGTGTCAACCCGCCCACCGATCAGGTCGCCCTCGGCGTCGGCGTCCAGTCCCCGACGGACCCGACGGTCAACTACGCCAACTCGCTGCTCATCCGCAACACGGCAGCGACGACGGCCGACCTCGGCGCACGCGCGGCCGGAGGAGACCTGACCGACCCCACCACCGCCGTCACGCGCGGGGTACCCATCCCCCGCCCCCTGCCGTGGGACGCCACCAAGGCGTACGCGATCAACGCCTACGTGTCCTACAACGGCAAGGCCTACGTGGCCCTGTCCGAGTCACTGGGCAGCACTCCCGGCACCGTCGCCAGCGACTGGGCCCTGTGCAGCGACGTCGACGGACGCATTCAGGTCAACGTCTCGCTCTACGGCAAGGGCATGGACGCCACCTCCCAGACGCGGCTGCTGCACCCGGTCGTCGACATCTTCGATGACCACGGGGCCCTGCTGGCCACGGTGGACGGGTCCAAGGACACCACCTACCGCGCCTTCGACTCGCTGCGCACCAACGCCACCGGCGTGGCCACCGCCCTCAACGGTGCCTCGGTCGACAGCGGCACCGGGGTCTGGAGCGGCAACGGCTCGAAGGTCGGGGGACTCGGCGCGGTGATGACCCAGAACGGGCTCGCCGTGGTCGCCGGGACCGCTGACGGCGTCCTGAGCACGACCTTCGAGAAGCAGGGCAGCGGGCTCTCTCAGGGGCTCGTGATGCGCTACGTGTCCTCGCCCGTGTCCTACCTCTTCGCGACGCGCACGGGGCTGTACAGCGTCACCTCGGGCACCGCCACGCTCGTCGCCAACTACAGCACCCCGTTCGCTGACGGCGAGCGCATCTACGTCACCCTCTCCGGCTCCAGCATCACGGTGAAGAAGGGGACCACGACGGTGCTCACCACCACGTCCACCTTCAACCAGACCGCCGCGAACCACGGGATCGGAGTGCTGTGAGCGCCTA